TCAATTCTGGCGCAACAATAACAATTCCTAGCGGTAGTCGTTGGGTAATTTTATAAGGATTAATTATGAGTTATGGATCAGGTTTAATGGATGTAGTTCAGTCAAGTACGACTGGAGTTGCTCCTCAATTTAATGATGGATCGGGTACTCAAGTTGGTACTTTGTGCAAGGCTTGGGGAGACTTTACTCAATCTGGAACAACATTAACAACACAAGCATCTTTTAATGTTTCTTCAATAACTAGAACAGGAGTAGGAACTTATACTGTAAATTTTACAAACGCATTTTCTGATAATAAATATTCTGTAGTTTTCGGAGCAAGACAAGCTACTGTTGGATATGCCGGAGTTGATGTTCAAGCAACAACTTATTTCACAATGTATGGTTCTTCAGCGGGTTCATATAATGAATTAACGATTGGCAATTTTGCAGTTTTCAGATAAGGATAAAACAAAATGAATATTATAAATGCCGTATCTGGAACAGGAATAACACAGACTGCCGATGGTTCAGGATTAATCAAACTTCAATCAAACGGAGTTACGACAAATGCGTTGGCTTGGGTTAATTTTGCTGGTGCTTCTGGAACTCGTAATGCTTATTACAATGTTTCAAGTGTTACTTTAAATAGTGCAGGAAATTACACAATAACTTTTACAACTGCTCAAACAGATGCAAATTATGTTTCTATTGCTAGTACAACTGGAAGCACTACTACCGCAGGAGGTGTGAGTTGGCAGTTTACATCTCCAAGTACAAGTTCTGTTGTTTTTAATACTTATCTTGGAAATACTGCAACCACTTTTTCATACCCTATTCAAATAGCAATTTTCGGAAACTAAAGGAAAAATTATGTCAAAAGTAATCGTTTATACAAACACAAACGGAAATGTCTCGGTATGTGTACCCACAGGCGAACTACCAATTGAAACCGTCTTAACTAAAGATTGTCCTGCCGGTGCGGTAATCGTTGATGATTCAACACTACCCCAAGGCGATGATGCTTTATTCTTTAACGCATGGACACTAAGCGGAACAACTGTAACAGTTGACATGACCAAAGCTAAAACAGAAGCTACAAATCAGTTAAACGCAATGGCTTATGCTGAAGTACAACACAGAGCAAACAAAGCAGGGATTGGTCTTAGTAACGTGATGGCAGATTCTGATTGGACTACCGCACTCACAACGGCTAGATCTGCGATTACTGCATCTACAACAACCGCACAACTTGTCGCTGCAATTGCACCGGTTCAGTCTGCTATTACTGCTAACGCTTAAGGGGTTACTATGAGCATCACACTTGATGGTTCAAACGTCAATACAGTTGGAGTTTTAAACTCTGGTACTGCTCAGGCATCCACTTCGGGAACGGCAATAACTTTTACTGGTATTCCGTCTGGTGTAAAACGTATTACAGTAATGTTTAATGGTGTTAGTACTAGCGGAACTTCTAACTTGCAATGCCAAATTGGTACATCTGGTGGTGTTCAATCAACTGGTTATAACAGCGTTACGTCTACTGTTCCTAACGCCTCAAGCCCTAGTTCTACAGCTATTACAACAGGGTTTGGTTTAAACGCTAACGTGGCGAACTCCGTAACACTGCAAGGTGCGTTTAGGTTAAGTTTACTTGATTCTTCAACAGGAATTTGGGTTTGCGACGGGGTTTTATCTCGCGGCGACGCTGCGGCTACATATTTATTTGGCGGTGTTAAAACATTGTCTGGAACACTTAATCTCGTAGTAATTACAACAGTCAACGGTACAGATACCTTTGACGCTGGCTCAATCAACATCCAATACGAGTAAATCATGTCAGATATAGACCCAAATGTACTGAAAGAAGTTGCGAAAGAAGCCTTAAAAGAATGGCTAAACGATCAATTTGCTGCCTTTGGTAAGTTTACTTTAGGTGGATTAATGTCCGCAGCGTTTGCCGGTCTAGTCTATCTTTGGTTGGCCTCGCATGGTTGGGTTATCTCTAAGTAGGTGCAATCATAGATCCTTTTACTTTAGCGATGATGGCTCTCGGTGCGGTTAAATCGGGAGTTGCTTTTTACAAGGAAGCTAAATCAGTCGGTAAAGAGGCAATTGGGGTTATTACTGAGATCGCAGACGGTCTTGGTTCTTTTTTTGAACATCAAGAAAAGGCAATTGAGTATGCAAAAGAAATTGAGAAAAACCCGCCTAAAAACAAAAGTCTTCAAGCCATTGCCCTTGACAACGTCCTCAGACGAAAAAGACTTGAACAAGCCGAGGCAGATCTTAGAACAATGCTTACATGGGAAGCCCCTCCAGAATTAGGATCACTCTGGGCAGACTTCCAAGAGGAACGATCTAAGCTAATGGCAGACAAGTCTAAGTTTGACAAAGCGCAAAAAAAAAGGACGAACAAGAACGTATACAACTTCAGGCTGATAGAGAAGATTTCCAGTTTAAGGTTGCAATTTGTATCGCAGTGCTCGTTTTTACACTCACTTGTTTTAGTTTGATGTATTACATTCGACAAGATTACCAGGAAAGTCTCAAAGGTGACAGAGCGCATATTGAGTTTAAAAGAAAATTTCAGGCTAACTCGGTTGAAATGGAATGTTTAAAAATATTCAAAGAAACAGGTTATTTACCTAAATATTGTCCATGATCGGTATTAATCAAACCTCAGATTCAATTAGTGAATCATCCCTTGTCAAGGATGACAATACTGGGTGGTTAAATTCTAAATGGAGACCAATGATGGGTTGGATGTACATGATGGTCTGTGTCTGTGATTTTGTGATCTTTCCGGTGTTTTGGTCACTCGTTCAGATTTACGGTAAGGGAAAGGTTGATGACCAATGGAATCCGTTGACTTTGCAAGGCGCAGGGTTCTTTCACTTGGCAATGGGTGCGGTTCTCGGAATAACCTCATTTGGCAGATCTCAAGAGAAAATGACGGCAATGACTACACCTACAACTTCAAAATGATCTATTACAACCTGATATTTTCACTACTTATAGCTATTCTTTCCGCAGGGGGAGGATGGTATATAGAGCACCTTAGATATGATGCTTTAGAGGCTGAATATCAGGTATTTAAAGATCAAGTTGCTACTAAGGGTGAAATAGCTCAAGAGCAAGTAAAAACCGAAGTTGTAGAGCAAAAATCAATTACCCAAGGAGTTGTATCAAATGAAAAAGCTAAGTTGGCTCTTGTTGATAGTTATTATGCAGGGTTGCGCATCAAAGCCCCAGGTGATACCGGTAGCAGTTCAGTGCCCCAAGTTTCCATCTCCTCCAGAGGAATTGATGGCATCCCCAAAGACACAATATCTATTGAACACGACTGCGCCAGTGAAACAGTGAAATTGATGGCTTTGCAAGATTGGATTAGACAACAAAGTGAGTTGAAATAATGGAATATTCAAAAGACGGATTAAAGCTGACCGAACGATTTGAAGGATGTAGGCTTGAAGCCTACCCTGATCCTGGAACTGGTGGTGATCCTTGGACAATTGGTTATGGTCACACAGGAAAAGATGTATTTCAATCCCTTGTAATAACTCAAGAATACGCTGAAAAACTGCTCTTAGAGGACGTTCAGAAGGCAGTAGCTAATGTCAATGCTCACCTTAAAATAGAAGTCACACAAGAGGAATTTGACGCATTGGTGGACTTTGCTTTTAACTGTGGTTGCGGTAACTTGGATAGCTCTACTTTACTTAAAAAATTAAATGAGGGTGACCATGAAGGCGCAGCAGATGAGTTTCTAAAATGGGACCGGTCTGGAGGTCATGTTATGGCAGGACTGCTCAAGCGTAGACAAGCGGAGGCAGCGTTATTTTTATCGGATTTATCCAAATGAATGACATAGCAGATGACGCACATTACACCGAGGAAATGCACAGGGAATCAGCACTGAACGCAATCAGGCAAAGGGAAAAGGCAAAGTACACCGGATTTTGCTTAACTTGCAATGATGCTGCTTTGCCAAATTCTCAGTTTTGCTCTAAAGATTGTCAGGAAGACCAAGAATTAATTATCAGGATTGGTCGAATAAAAGGCAAAGTAAATTAATAACTTAGGATTTTGTTGTATTTTTCATTTTGTTCTATTCCTGCATCATAGCCTTTGTGCCAGGCTTTCTCCCAAGTTTTGTAATTACTTTCTACATAAGGCTTATCAGTCTTTAGAAAATCAATAGCTTCTTGCACCTCTTTCCATTTGTGGTGACTGCTTTTGTCTAAGAATTTCTGTATTCTTTCTATTGCTTCATCTCTAGTCATTCTTGTCCCCTTGCTGTTCTATAAATGTTCTTTTAATAATTTCTATGGCATTATGGAATTGATCACTCACTTTACCAGTTGAAAGAGTCCTAGCCAACACAAGTGCTTCAAGTGCAACTGCTAACGCATAATCTTTAGTTAATATTTCTTCTTTAGTCATTATCTTCCTCCATAGCATCATTAATTAAATGTTGCTTCACCAACTCCAAACAACCAATTACAGTTGCCATGTAAAGCGTATCGTCATAATTGTGAATTATTTGTAATACTTCATCAACAAGACCTTCAGCTAATTTACCTTGATTAAAATTCATTCTTGTCCCCTTGCTCTAATTGCAAATTGAACACCAGACAAATACATCTTTTCTTTAAAGAATTTTGTTTTGTCTTCAAGTTCTTTAAAATATTTGCACAAATCCTCACGTTCTTTTTCTGCTATTAGTTTCCCAAATTTAATAACTGATTCATCTGAATCAAGGTATAAATCTGCTTTTACGGCTAATGCAAATATTTCTTCTTCAGTCATCATAAACACCTACTAAATAAAGAAAGAAAATAAACGCACCAGTTGAGACTAACCCTGCAAGCATTATTATTGATGCAAAAATAATAGAATCAATTAGTGCGTCCATTTTTACTCCGATCAAAAGGGTACGTCTGAGTCCATGTCATCAAAGCCCGATCCAGTATTGGAAGGTTTTTGATTACTTTGTGGATGTTTAGCGGAATCTTTTTCCCCTCCAAGCATGCGGATTGTGTCTGCTTTGATATGGTGGGAAGTTTTTTCAATACCATTCTTATCCGTATATTTCTGGGTTACAAGCGAACCCTGAATAAATAGCATTTTCCCACTTTTAATGTACTTTTCACAGATTTCAGCCAGCTTTCCAAAAGCGGTGATATTGTGCCACTCGGTCTTGGTTTTAAGCTCCCCAGACTTGTCTTTCCATTTCTCGGAAGTAGCTACAGAGAAGTTAGCTACTAAGTCCCCTGAAGGCAAAGCTCGGATCTCTGGGTCTTTCCCACAATTACCGATAATTTGAATTTGGTTGAACATTGTTTCCCCTTTCTAGTTCGTCTGCTAAAGTTCGGTATTGAGCCGAGTTAAATAAATACATCCAGTGAAGTACATCATGCTTTTCAAACTGGTCAAAAGCTAGAACCATGTAATACCACTCCAGATGCCTAAGTTCGTAATAGTTTAAATATCTATTTGTGTCCATTTTTAGTCTGCCAAAATTGAAGTAAGTTAGTGAACATTAACCAACCTTTTTTAAGGTCTTCCTCCGTCCATTTGTGGAGGACAACTAAGCCAGGTACGGTGCGAGATACAAAAGCATTGGCACACTCGGCATGCGGAAGTCTCAAACCCATGCGGTAAGCTGCAAGTTGCATTAAGTGCTCGTCATAGCCAACAATCTTGTCATCCTTGTCAAATTCCTTGGTCTTAACGTCAATCACAACTCCATGCCCTGCGGTGGTATGTAAGTCCGTCTTTCCTCCAAATCCAAGTTCATTGGCAAAGCTCATTTCAGGAATCCAAGTCTGCCGTCCATAATTTTCGGTGATCAAGTCCTCAAAAGATTGAACGTGATCAGGGTGATTACCGTAGCCTTTGCCCTCAAAGTATCCCTGAATGGACGCATGGATTTCAGTACCTCGGTTAGCTGCCTCTTTGCCCTCCTCCTTGGAGTCTTGCATAATTCGGCTAATCCAGTCCTCCTCGGACTCGTCTGGACGCTTTGGCAGGGTTAGTGCAGCCATTAGAACCTGGCGTTGAATCCAAATGTTTAAAGCCGGTTTAGCTGCGACATTAAGGATTGTGGTAACACTTGGGACTAAATTTAATGCTCTACCGTCTCTTAAAGTTGTCGGTCTTTCTTTTCCATTTTTACCAATAACTGTATACATTGGCTCACCCAACCTGGTATACCAATGTTGTGACTCGGATGCTCTGATTTCGTTTTGTGTTGTCATTATTTAACCTCAAATAATTTAGATTTCATTTGATCTTTAGCTTTTATTGCAGTTATTCTATAAGTTTCATTATTATTGCAATATAGATATGCAGCCTTAAAAGCCTTTTCTAGTTCTATTAAGTTTTGGCAGTCCCCAATAGCAGTTATTAGATCGGCAGCTACGGATTCGTTAAACTCAGGTTGTTTCATAACGGTTTTGACTGGTGTTTCAGGTCTATTACTGGCAACATTTCCATCGTCATCCTCTGGACTAATGCCACATGCAGCCATTAAAGAACCTCGTCTTGCATACGTCAAACAAGCCATTGCGCCCTGTGGATCGTTTTTAGCTATTGGGAATCTAAGAATCCCAGTCTCTAAAGTTTCACCTGATTCATGCAGGAATACGGTTTCAATCATTATTCCTCCATCACAATCGTATGACTTTTGAATAAGAGCAATTCCGTTGTTATTCAAAGCTCCAAGTACTGCCTCAACACAATTTTCTAGTTTGGCAAACTTAGATTTGAAATGAGGATTTACCGCAGTTCTAAGAACCGGAGAAAACTCACGTTGAGCTTTGACAAATGCCGTAGCAATTAATTTCCCGCCTTGATTAGTTTGTGTCATACCTGTGCCCCTGTTAAATATCCAATAATAAATACGCAAATAATGATGCAAGCGTAAACGACTAATTTATCTTCTTTGTCCATTATTTGATCTCCTTAAGTGGTGGATATAAAGCATCAAGCTCAAGTCTTCTAACAAACTTAATTAATTCAGCCTGGGAAGTTATTTTGTGTCCGGTGTAGTCATGGACTAGATTTAGGACTGATACGATACCATCTTGGTAACCATCACGGTAGTAATCCAAATTGGATTTTGAGGGGAGATTTTTATTTTCCATCTTTAGTTTTCCTTAGTTAAAAATGACGTACGGGTTTGTAGCGTCTGGGATTGAGTATATACTTTAATCGACACACTTTTGATGTATTTTGCAAAAAAATATTAAAAATGTTGGATTTTGTCCATTTTTGTGGCTATACTTTACATTATGGACATTAACAAAGCAATTGAATTGGCAGGATCGCAAAGCAATCTTTCTAGGCTTTTAGGGGTATCTAGGGGCGCAGTTTTCAACTGGACTTTGAAAGGTTTGCCTAAAATGCGAATTTGGCAATTGAAAGTGTTGCGTCCAGAATGGTTTGAAATAATCGTGTAGAATTTGTTTAAACACGGCTAGGGTAGCTCCCAAAAAGACGATTCTTCACCGTCCTGCCGATTGTGTTTTAGTGAAGTCAACCGATGAAGTAAGGTTAAACAATGGCAACATTAACGCTTAAAAAAGCCAAAACTATTGGCGAAATTCCCCTTTTAAATCTTGATGGCAAATTTGTCGTTATGCGACAGTCTCGCCATGTCAAATCATTTAGATTTACCTGTTACATGGATACGCATGAACAAGCTATGCGTGAAGCTAATAGGTTAACCAAAGCAAATCAAACTGAGCGTTATCTTGTACTTCAAGTACAAGGCTGGGCTGATTGGGAGATTTGATGCACTATTACAAATTTAATATTGCCGATTATCGAAAAGATACGGTACATCTAAATACTGTGGAACATGGTATTTATCGTCAACTTATTGATTGGTATTATTTGGATGAAAAACCTATCCCAAAAGAAACCGAAACGGTTATTAGGCGGTTACGTTTGGGTTCTGATGAGCAAAAATATTTAGACATAATTCTCAAAGAATTTTTTAAAAATACATCCAAAGGATATGTACATACAAGAATTGAAGTTGATATTCATGGTTATCAAGAAAATTCTGATAAAAACAGAGCCAACGGAAAGCTAGGAGGTAGGCCAAAGAAAACCCAGTCGGTTATTTCTGGGTTATTAAATGAAAGCGAATCAAAAGGCAACCATAAACCATTAACCATAAACCAAGAACCATTAACCAATATAAATACTATACAGGCGGGAAACAAGTTTCCCCCTTGTCCTAGTCAGCAGATTTTGGAATTATGGAAAAAGCATTTACCTCATTTAACGCAACCTAGAACATGGGAAGGTAGTAGGCAGTCGAATCTTAAAAATCGGTGGATACAAGCAAGTAAAAATTCAGATTATTCTGATGGTTACACAAATTTAGAAGAAGGCATACATTGGTGGGATTCCTTTTTTGAGTACATTGCTAAGGATACAAAACTGGCAATTGGGTTTGAAAGCAAGGATAGAACTTGGAAGCCAGATTTGGAATGGGTGGTAAATGCAAGCAATTTTCAAAAAATTATTGATGGGAAATACAACAAATGAGTTTTAAAAAATCAGAAACACAATCCGATGACCAAAAAATAGTATTTGGTTTTTGTTCAAAATGTTTGTCTAAAGTATTAAATGAGGAATTGATTAAATTTGGAACAACTTGTGAGTCTTGTTTTAATTCTTATTGTCAAGAATTAAGTCCTTACGATCCTTTATATAAAAAATATGATGGAGATCCTAAAGGTTGGGCCAAAAGAATAATTGATAGGCATAAATCTGGTGAAAAAGTCAGACCAATTTCATTAAAATTTGCAGAGGAAGCATTGAGGTCGCGTTATGTTTAAAACTATCTGGCAACCAGTCCCAAGGTGGGATATTTCTATCAAAAAACTAGACCGAGCAAAGTATCCTATCAGACGTGATGAGTTTAAAAGGGTCAGACCGGTAAAAGACGGTAGATCAAACAGTGGAACTAGACCCAAGCCTGAAATGCGAATCTGGATGTTTGAAAATGTTTGACTGGGATGCAGAGTATGAATCAATCGTCAAGTTCTATGCTCAATTAGCAATAAGACCAGGATGGAGAGAATATACAAGAGGGATTGTGAAAGAGAAAATGAAAACCGAGCCAATATTTAAAAACTTAGGGAGGGACGTAGGAAACAGAATCAAAGAGTTAGAAAGTGTAAGTTTATTAACAACTAAGGAAAATTGAAGATGAAATCACAAAACGAACAAATATTAAATTATTTACAAAAAGGTAAGTCGCTAACCGCAATGGATGCTCTTAAGCTATTTGGATGCTTTAGATTGGCAGCTAGGATCAGAAATTTGAAGGACGATGGTAAAAAGATAGTCTCCTCAAGAAAGCATGTTAAAAACCAATTTGGCAAAGATGTAATCGTTGCAGTTTATTCATTAAAGGCTTAATCATGAAATATTTACTTATACTTTTAATTCTTGCAGGATGCTCAACAACTCCTGCGCCGGTTCAATACGCTAACCCTCCAGTAGTTCCTATTGTCCTTGACCCCAAGGTGCAGCAGATGAGCAGGGAGGAAGTAATTTCGGCTACGATCCAATGTGAGAACTCAGGTCTTAGGGCAGTGCCGGTATTTTCTAAAAGATTGGTCAGCGGATATTTAACGGATATTGTGATTGATTTGCAATGTCTACCTAAACGTAATATTTTTGATGGTAAATTCTAATGAACGCAAAAAAAGCAAAAGCACTTAGAAAATCATTAAGAGAAAACAACATTGACGTTTTTGATCAAACTTATGAGACAGATGTAAGGCGAGTTGGCAAACAAACTCAACTTAAAAAAGAATCAGGTCGATCAATGTACCAAATGCTAAAGAAGACAATATATGAGTACGGACAAAAGAATATTCGTTCTCAGACACTCTGAGGCAAGGCAAAGGGCTAAAGAGTTTGTTTCAGTAGCTCCCGAGGGTTGGGTTGTAGAGTTTAAACCTATGACCCGATCTTTGGAGCAAAATAGCAAACTCTGGGCATCTTTGGCAGACATTGCTAAACAAGTAGTCTGGCATGGAAGGAAACTTAGCGCAGAGGATTGGAAACACATCTTTTCGTCTGCGATTAAAAAACAAGAGGTTGTACCAAACATTGATGGAACTGGGTTTGTGGTTTTAGGTCAATCAACTTCTAAAATGAACAAGAGCGAAATGAGCGAACTACTAGAGTTGATCATGGCTTTTGGTGCTGAACATAACGTAAAATTTGAGGATGATTATGCCGAGGTCGAAAAGTGAGATTACAGGATCAAAAGTAAACATTGGTTTGAGAATGACTGAAAATCAGCGAGATATGTTTAAGGCACTTGGGGGAATCCAATGGTTGAGAAACTATTTGGATAGGCAGATCAGATCAGAGGAAATACAACTTGGAATAAATAAGGAAGACAGAATATGACTAAAGAAGTAATGAAACAAGCTCTTGAGGCGTTTGAAGCAATCATGATGGTTCGTGACATTAATTCGGCTACAACAATTGCTAAAAATGCTAGGTATGGATTGCGTGAGGCACTAAATCAAGATCAAAGTGAGCAGTTAGCAAGACTTGGATGGCAAGAAATTTATTGTCCAATTTGTGGAGGTGGTGCACGAGCGTTTCCAAAGCAAAAGCAGGGTGAGCCTGTAGCGTGGGTTGACTTGCTAAAGGATGCACAGCAGATTGTCAAAGATAAGTTTCTCTACAAACGATTTATTGATGGTACGCCTTTGGCAAACGACATTCCATGCTGGATGGCTGATTTTGCACAGAAATACACCAAACCACAAACTAAAGAATGGGTAGGGTTGACGGATAAAGAGATATTTGAAATTTGGGAAAAGGCAATGTTTATAAACAACGGAAAACATGCTGTTTTAAACAACCAACCATTTGTTCATTTTGCAAGAGCAATAGAAGCTAAATTAAAGGAAAAAAATGCCTAAAGTACCTCCTTACGACACCGGCAAGATAAAGATTGGATGCAGATACGACCCTCCACTAAGAGATCAATACAACCCAGATCAAGACTGGATACAGGAATGGCTACTAGGAATTGAGAAAGATTGGTTTGAAAAAACTGAAAACTTGATTGAGTATGCAATTTACATCATTGTCATTTATTCAGTTTTAACTTTACTGGGAAGACCGTAAAATGAGACTTGGGAGGTTAACAAGGCACTCCAGGATGTTGTACTTAGGGAATTTTCCTTGTTTCTGCCCTAACTCGCTGAACAACCAAATGGACTCCCAATGACTAAATGCAAGGTTTGCAGGGCAAAATTCACCAAACGGAGCATGACCCACAAGGCATGCAGCCCAGAATGTAGCCTAATCCTTGTCAATCAAGCCAAGGAGAAGGAAAAGGCTAAGGTGGAGAGACTCGATAGGGTAAAGACTAAAAAAGCCTTGGAGAGCCTAAAAACTCGATCAGACTGGATGAAGGATGCTCAAAAGGTATTCAACGAGTTTATTCGTGAGCGAGACAAAGCCGAACCCTGCATTTCCTGCCAAAGATTTCACCAAGGTCAATATCATGCCGGACACTTTGTTTCGGTGGGTTCTAGGCCAAATTTGAGGTTTGACGAGCAAAACGTCCATCGTCAATGCGCCCCATGCAACAATCATCTTTCTGGCAACATCATCCACTACAGGATGAATCTCATTAAAAAACTGGGAGTTGAGGCAGTTGTCAGGCTAGAAACGGACTTTGAGCCTAAAAAATATACGATTGACGATCTAAAAGAAATTATTACAATTTACCGAAAAAAGGTTAAAATGTTAAAAGCCGAGTGTCATTGACAAAATTTCAGATTTTGTGATAATTCGGTAATCTGATCAGATAAATCCCTATTAGGAGTACCGAAAATGGCAAAAATGGAATATGAAAGCGATGCAGCAAAAGACAAGATGGGCAAATCAGGCTTAAAAGATCCTGGTCACCTCCAAGTAGCTGCGAACTATGCAACAGAGTGCAGAGACGGCACAAAAGCCTATATCCGTCCTCCAATGGGGCCAAAGAAAGAGCCAAACTTGACCAACGGAGTTCCAATGCTCCCACAAAAGAATATTAGTTCTGGTAACAAGTAATGGCTACAAAAGTCGCTAAAAAGGTTGAGGTTCTCTCCATGCCGAGCCGAGATATGGCTCAAGAAAAGAAATGGCAAGCAGAATCTGACCTTAGAACGCTTCAGCAAGCTAGAGAAATTGAGGCAAGTCGGTCAAGAATGTCTGCTGCAAAGCGGATCGCTGACGAGCAGATGAAGGCTCTTTCTAAGATTAAATTGAAAAAATAGGGGTAGATTATGGGACACATAGCTTTAGGTGTAGCATTTGAAGACATGAACCTAATAGGTTCGCAAGCCATTGCAGCCGACAACTCAACTGGTCAACTTGGTTACAGAGTTGGTTATAGCGGAACAATACCTTCGGTAACACAAGCCACAAGCAAGTCTACAGGCGTGACAATCAACAATGCTTTGGGTAAGATTGTGATGAATAACGCTGCTTTAGCTGCATCTGCTGCGGTTAAATTCACAGTTACCAACTCATTAGTGACTGCTGGTGATGTCCCAATTGTGGTAATTGCATCTGGTGGTACTTCAGGCGATTATTCGATTGATTGCTCCGCAGTTGGCACAGGATCATTTGACATTACTTTACAAAACATTTCCGCAGGATCACTTTCTGAGGCAGTTGTCATAAGTTTTGCGCTGATTCAAGCGATTGCACTGTAATCATGGGCAATTCCCAAGCAATAGGGGTAGCTTATTCTGACCAAAACATCATTGGTGCGGACATAGTTTCTGCAAATAATGTGTTTGCAATTGGGCAGATAGGCTACGCAGCAGGGAATTATTCAACTGTTACACAAACAAACAACAAAAATACTGCGGTAACGATTAACACTCCGTCAGGATCAATTGTTACGGCAACTTCACAACTCGCACCGGCAGCTCAAGGTGTTTTTGTTGTAAATTGTTCAGCAGTAAGCGCAAAAGACACCGTAGTTGCAAGTGTTGCAAGCGGTGGAACTCTTGGAGCGTACAACGTATTTGTCGCAGCAATAGCAAGTGGTCAGTTCACGGTTGTGATCAAAAACTCAACCAACAACGCTTATTCTGAGGCAGTTCAGATCAATTATGCTATTTTGCATACCCAAGGATAAAAATGCTTAAAAAATCAGCATCAAAGAAGGCTTTTAAAGAGAACGTAAAAACGGAAATCAAAGAAGGCCGTCCAGTTAAGCAAGCCGTAGCAATAGCCTATTCTGAAAAGCGTGAAGCTGAAAAGAAAAAAAAGAAAAAGTGAGCAGGGCAAACGTCACTATTGACATAGATGACGAAACTCAAGAGGTAAACATCACTTTAATCGGTGATGGCTACGCTTTAGTCATTGCTCACGACTGGCTTATAGTTTTAAAGCAGTTTGGATTAGAAGTAACAATAGATCAACAACCTCAGACGATAAACTAAAATGCCCTCGATAGCTGATCTTTACTCTACGATTGACAGTTACAAACGCAGGGCATCTGACGTTCTAAGTGACCCACAAAACAGTCTTATGCAGATGTTGGGATTTGCTAACGACAGATCCAGAGAATTCAATCAAAATCTAAATCAATCCCTTGGTGTAGAACGAGCCAAGATAAGGGGTGAGCAACCCACTTTAGCGGATTTGAGGGCAGATAAATACATCACTGACGAAATGGCAAATGCCGTAATGGGGGGAATGACTGCCTGGCATGGTAGCCCACACACATTCAACAAGTTCGACATGAGCAAGATCGGGACAGGGGAAGGGGCGCAGGCCTACGGTCATGGGCTTTATCTAGCTGAAAACCCAAAAGTTGCACAAGGCTATCAAAAAGATATATCTAAAAATGCAGGAGTTGAAGGTACTATTGGTGATATTCCTTTAAGCAAATTACATGAACAAATTAGTCGTAAAGCAGATCGTTTGCCAATTGATAAAGCTCAAGCAGAATACGAAAAATTAGCATTTTTGGAAGATTTAGATCAGCAACCAACTTTTAAACATGCTTTAGAAAGAATTGATAGCTCAGAAGTTGAAAAATGGGCCAAAACTTTACAAGATAAATACAAACCGGCAGGTAATCTTTACAAAGTAGACCTACCAGACGAACACATTGAAAAAATGCTTGATTGGGATAAACCCTTAAGCGAACAACCTCATGTAATAAATTCATTAAGAAATCAAGCAAGAATTCAATCTGAACAAGATGCAAGATCAAAATTAGAATCTGAATTAATTCCTACATTGCCAAAGAAAGAAATAACTGGAAATTATCTTGAAGATTTGTTTGGACAACAAAATAAAGGCAATAAAGATCTTTTAGATCAAATGGTTAACGAAAAACTAAAAACTTTAAATTTAACAAAAGAAACTGAAAATTATCTAAATCAATATTTGCCAAAAGATACAAATTGGAATGTATTAGGAAAAGATTTTTATAATAATTTGGCAACTACAAATTCAGGCGCTGAAAATGCGTCTAAAAACCTTAAAAATATTGGTATCCCTGGTATTAAATATTATGATGAAGGAAGCCGAAATAATTATTTTTTACAGGGGCAACAAGGAACTAGAAACTTTGTCATTTTTGACCCAAATTTAGCCAAAATAGAGGAAAGAAACTCCGTTCCAATACCTCAAGACCCGCACCAACCTAATTATTTGGATGACCTCCACACAATGCTTGGCTTAAAGTCAAAAGATTTCGATATTTCAGATGTATACTCACCAACCTATTTAGGTGACTTACATTCGTTTTTATCAACCCAAAAACAACCATGAACCCACTAAAAATCACGTTCTCTGATCTATCAACTCAAGAAACAGATATCATCTTTGCAGGATTAGGAAGTCTCCCAATGGCACAAGTCGAGCAACTGGTGAACAAACTCAGACAACAAGTAGCAATCCAGGTCAGCCAATACCAGGCAAAGATTCAAAAGGAAAGCGAACAAACGGACGGAAACCCAGTCCAGTAAAGATTTTGGGACGGTAATACGGTTTAGCTCCGTAAATCACGAAGAATTGGTGCACAAAAAGAACGCTGCTTTATGCGAACCGTCCCAAATTCAACACAGTAAACAAATAGTTTGCAATACGTCAATTTAAGCATACAATTGGCAACCATGAAGAAAACAGTTAAATCACAACCCCAAAAATTAGGCAGACCTACTCTTTATAAAGAGCAATATGCCCAAGAACTCATAGATTACTTTAATCAACCGGCATACTCGGAGAAAACAATTATTCTCCCCAACGGAGTAGAACGGACTGAAAGATTATCTAATCTATTCCCCACACTAACCCGATTTGCAGCCAGTAGAGGGGTCACAAGAGACACTTTACATGAATGGGCTAACGCAAAAGATGAGAACGAAAGACTTAAACATCCTGAGTTTTCCGACGCGTATAAAGTTGCAAGGCAGTTACAAGAGTCTGTTTTAGTCGAAGGTGCGACTGCGGGAGTGTTTAACGCACAGTTTTCAATCTTTACCGCAAAGAACATCTTAGGATGGCGAGACAAAACCGAACAAGAAATTACCGGAGCATCTGGTGGCCCACTTCTTATGCAAGTAGCTACAGACAATGACGCTTAAGTACACTGAGAAACAACTAGAGGCAATGAAGTTGATGAGTGGTGATGCCACTTACATCATGCTTTTTGGTGGATCACGTTCAGGAAAGACTTTTACGATTGTTCGGCAGATTGTTACCAGAGCAATTAAGGCAGGAGGGTCAAGGCACACAATCCTACGTTTTAGGTTCAATCACGTTGTCAACTCGGTGGTGTACGACACTTTCCCAAAAGTAATGAAAGTCTGTTATCCAACAGTAAATTACAAGGTAGATAAAACCCATTGGTTTGCAAAGCTAGATAACGGCTCTGAAATATGGTTTGGTGGATTGGATGATAAAGAAAGAACGGAGAAAATTTTAGGGATGGAATTTGCAAGTATCTATTTGAACGAATCCAGTCAAATTGCCTGGGGTTCAGTAGGTATTGCTATGACCAGGTTAGCGCAACGAGTTAATCAACAAATACAGGTAAAAGGCAAAATAGAAATGAAGCCTTTAAAACCTCGGATGTTCTTTGACTGTAACCCTCCCGACAAAAACCATTGGACTTACAAGATATTTGTACAAAAGCGTGACCCAGATACAGGGGTTAATATTTATAACCCAGAAGATTATGCTTATTTCCAGATCAACCCAAAGGACAACCAAGAGAATCTATCCGATGGCTACATCAAGACTTTAGAGGGATTATCAGCAAGGCTTAGAAAACGATTTTTAGAGGGAGAGTTTACAGATGCTAACCCCAACCAGTTATTTACAGACCTTTACTTTGACCGTTGGCGCACTCAAGAGGAAGATTTACCCGAGTTTGTGCGAGTTGTTGTTGGTGTCGATCCCAGTGGAGCAGGGGATAGTGACAACGCTGACAATGACGCAATTGGTATTGTTGTAGGTGCTTTGGGAACGGATGGAAACGCATACTTACTGGAAGACTGTACGGTAAAAGCCGGCCCTGCAACTTGGGGTAAGGTGGCAACAAGCGCATTTGAACGGCATAACGCAGACATAATAGTTGGAGAAAATAATTATGGTGGGGCGATGGTTGAAATGGTTATCCAGGCATCACGACCTAGAACTAATTACAAGTCGGTACTTGCCACAAGATCAAAGATGGTCAGGGCAGAGCCGTTTGCTCCACTATACGAACAAGGAAAGATCAGGCATGTAGGTAGGTTTGTTGATTTGGAGGAGGAACTTGGAGGATTTAGCACCAATGGTTACAATGGGTCTAAGTCACCAAATCGTGCAGATGCTTGGATTTGGGTGCTAACTGAGTTATTTCCGGCAATTTTGCGATCAAAAATTGAGAAAAAACCGCAAAACACACCGAAAAAACAATTTAATTCAAACAATTCACCTGGATATTGGATGTAATTATGGCAAATACTACCGAAGACGAAATTGTCAAAAGAGCGCAGGACAACTTTAAACACTGTTTAGACTGGGAGCAAGCGTCAAGACAAAGGTTCAGGGAGGACATGAGATTCCTTTTTGCTGACTCTGACAATCAAGACCAATGGGAACCGGCAGTAAAAGCCAGGCGGAAGTTAAACACTCAGCCTATGGTCACTATTAATAAGGTGCACACTCACTGGTTGCATGTTGTCAACAACTTAAAAGAGAATAAACCCTCCGTTTCGGTACATCCAACCAATGACGAAGCCACTTATGAGGCAGCAGAGATATTTGAAGGATTGGTAAGACACATTGAGTACATCTCCAACGCTAAGACTGCCTACGATATGGCAGCCGAGCAACAAGTTGGTGGTGGAATAGGATATTGGACGGTTACAACTGCCTACGCAGACGATTCAACCTTTGACCAAGAGATATATATTAGGGAAGTTCCCGATGCTATGTCGGTCTACCTTGATCCGCATATTAAGAAAAGGGACGGATCGGATGCTCGATTTGGGTTTATCTATGAAGATATGCCAAGGGAGGAATTCGAGAAAAAGTACCCTGGCGAATCTGTGCCAATGGCTTATTCCGGTGGCAATCAGTCCTGGGTGACTAAAGACGTAGTTCGATTGGCTACTTATTACGAGAAAGAGACTAAAAAAGAATGGCTTTACTCTATCCCTCAAGCTGACGGTTCTTTGAAGTTTGAGAGACAGTCAGATATGAGCAAAGAGGAAGTTAAGATGCTGAATGAAGCAATCCGCATGGGTGCTGACATTGAGCGCAGACGCATTGACAAGCATGTTATTCACAAGTATTTGATCGGTGGTAACAAGGTATTGGAGAAGGGAATCTGGGCAGGAAAGTACATTCCAATCGTTCGAGTACCTGGCGAGGAAATGACAATTGAGGGAAGATTAGACCGTAAGGGTCTGGTTCGGTACATGAAAGATGCACAAAGAGCGTACAACTACAACGCTTCCGCTGCACTTGAATATGGTGCTCTACAGTCTAAGACTCCTTACCTTGCCCCAGTTGAAGCTATTGAAGGACTGGAAAACTACTGGGCTACTGCCAACACCGAGAACCATGCTTATCTAGCGTACAACCATGCGGACGAGAATGGAAACGCAATTCCTAGACCGGAGAGGGCACAAGCTCCAATGAGCGCACCGGTTTACATGGAAGGCATGCAGACTGCTGAAAATGAGATGATGATGACCTCTGGGCAGTATCAACAAAGTTTCGGTGCTGAAGGTCAAGAATTGTCTGGGGTGGCTATTGACAAGCGCAAATATCAGGGAGAGAGGGTAACTTACCACTTCCAAGATATGCAAAACATGGCTATTCAGTTCACCGGTAAGATTCTTATTGACTTAATCCCGCACATTTACGACACCAAACGGACGGTTCGTATTTTGAGTGAAGACGGTGAAGAACAACAGATTATGATCGACCCTAATCTGAAGGAAGCCTTTAAACAGATGGAACATAAGGAGGAGGCTAAAGTCTCCACTATTTTCAACCCCTCCGTTGGTTCTTATGACGTAGTAGCTGAGTGCGGATCTAATTACGACACGAGAAGACAAGAGGCTTTCTCTGCAATGTCCCAGATGATTGCCCAACAACCTCAATTAGCTCAGGTTATCGGTGATCTTTATATGGGCTCGGCAGACTTCCCGAACGCTGACAAGCTACAGGAACGGATGAGAAACTGGATTCCTCCTGCAATTTTAGGGACTGGCCCGAGCGAGACTGAGCAAGCATTGACTGCTCAACTTCAACAAGCTCAACAAGTTATTGCTGCGCTGACTCAGCAAGTACAAGATAAATCCATTGATCAGAAGATGGAGAAACAACGCTTGGATATGGACGCATTGAATCATTTGGCGATTCGTCTAGAGAAAGAGCGTGACAGTTTAATTAGTGCTTTCAAAGCTGAGACTGAAAGGTTGAAGGCATTAATTACGGATGTGAACCCTGTGCAGATGGGTGAAATCACAAGCAAGATGGTGAGCGAGATAGAAGGCGCTGACAATCCTGCTAGAGATTTCAACCCAGACCGTATAGACCCCTCACAATATTTGCAAGCAGAAATTCCCACTATCACAGGATAAAAATGGAAACAACCGTTGACCAACCAGTAAACGAAGGAACAACTCCACAAGCTGACGCAACCAATGCCAATCAGCAAACTCCAGAGGCGAAAGCTCCTGAAGCCAAAGACAACTCCTATCACGACCTACCCGAATGGGCTAGAAAACGAATGGGTGAACTTGCAGCAGCTAAGAACTCGGCAGCCGAACAACTCGCAGCTCTCAAGGCGCAGATTCAAGTTCAGCAAGAACCTCAACAGTCCTATCAACCTCAGCAAAATGTCGAGGAATTGGCTACTCAGATCGCTAATCAGCGTCTTCAGGAGCAGACTTTCCTCAATAAGATGAATGATATTGAGAAAAGGGCAAAAGAGGAGTTTGGGCAGGATTATGACCGTTCCGTTCAAAATTTACAGTTGGCAGGGGTTGGAGGAAACGACTTTCTCCATGCTTTAGCTGAAGTTCCCAATCCTGAGAAGGTCATCACTTGGCTTGGAAAGTCTGAGAATGTGAACGATGCAATCCGAATTGCAAGTCTCAGCCCAATGCAACTGGGTATTGAGTTGACCAAGTTATCAACAAAGGCAGCCAAAGAACTCAGCAAACAAAAGTCTAGTGCCCCTGCTCCGGTGGGGGAAGTTTCCGGTGGATCGTCTGCACCGACTGGTGGTGGTGCTGAACCTCCAATGAGCGATACCGAGGCTTGGGTTGCCTGGAGAAGGCAAACTGCTAGAAAAAAGCGTTGATTAGTTGATAAGTTAAAAAAAACGCATTAGAATCGGGTACAGGCAGAAACGAGCCGTAAATCGTTGTGTTGGGCCGTTAAATGTTTGTCTCCATAGGCCAGGGGAAATTAGGAGTTTACCGAAAGGTAAGCAATTCATTTCTTTTGTTCATAAGGAGGTAGTTCAACATGACTACTAATTCTCTACTGACGATTAATCAGATCACCAACGAAGCGGTGCGTCTGTTTACTCAATCTAATGCGTTTTTACGCACTGTAAGCCGTCAATATGACGATCAATTTGCTCGTACAGGTGCAAAAATAGGTTCAGCACTCCGTATTCGTTTACCCAACGATTACACTGTATCAACTGGCCCTGCAATTACACCTCAAGGCACTAACGAACAAAACACATCTTTGACTGTGGCAACACAAGCAAACGTACCTGTTTCATTCGGTACTGCTGAGAAAACATTGTCTTTGGACGATTTCTCTGAGCGTATTCTTGCTCCTGCCGTTAACCGTCTCGCAGCATACGTTGCAGCCGACTTAATGAACGTAGCTTCACAATCAGCCAACATCACACCTAACTTGAGTGGTTCAACACTATCAAGCCCAAATGCGACTACATGGTTGACTGCTGGATCTGCACTTGATCAAAACTTGTCCCCAAGAATGGATCGTAAGATTATTCTTGACCCAGTTACTCAAGCTCGTACAGTGTCTTCATTAGCCGGTTTATTTAACCCACAAGTTAAAATCGGTGAAAACTATGAAACTGGTATTATTACCAAGGACACACTCGGATTTGACTGGATGTATGACCAAACTACTCTAGTTCACACAGTAGGTTCGTTCTCTGCCGGTACTGTTAACGGTGCAAACCAAACAGGTACAACTCTGACAGTTAACGCTATCACTGGTACATTGAACCAAGGTGACATCATCACTATCGCGGGTGTATATGCAATCAACCGTTTGACTGGCAACTCACAAGGTCAGCTCCGTCAATTCGTTGTTACATCTAACGTAAACTCTGGCGCTACAAGCATACCAATTTACCCTGCTATTACTCCTGCTCCTGCCGCGTTTAATACAGTAACTGCATCTCCTGCTAACTCAGCAGCGATCAGCCTGGTAATGCCAGCGTCATCTAGCTATCGTCAGAACATTGCATACTTCCCAGAGGCTTTCACGTTGGCAACTGCTGACTTAGAGATGCCTACTGCCGGTGTTGTGCAAGCTGCACGCGCTCAGTTTGATGGCATCTCCTTACGTATGATTGAGGCTTATGATGTTATGTCAGACTCCTTGATCACTCGTTTGGATATTTTGTACGGCTACGCTGCGATTCGTCCAGAGTGGTCATGTATTGTTCCTGATATCGTTTAATGGCATTAGAAACATACTACAGGGGTAAGTTAGTTACTCCTGTGTACACTTTCGTAGAGTTCCCCAAGTGGGTCACTGACTCGCTTGGGAAACAACATCTTGTTCAGAATCCTGAAGAAGAAGCACAAGTTTTAATCGTTCCAGAGCAAAAAGAAACTAAGAGGGGCAGACCAAAAAATGACTCAACCGCTGCCGACAACACCCTCTGATCTAATCACTCAAGCGTTAAAAATAGCAAACGTCATTGGTGTTGGTCAGACTCCAAATGCGACTGACATCAATGATTGTTTCAACCAGTTAAACATGATGCTTGCCCAGTGGCAACGCAGACGTTATATGGTGTATAACCTGGTAACAACTTCTAAGGTTGCTACAGGACAAATTTCATACACAATCGGAACTGGTGGTGATTTCAACATTACCAGACCAGTCAAATTAGAATCAGCGTTTTTTAGGATGCAATCTGGCAGTCCTTTACCAGTGGACTATCCACTTGAAGTATTAAGGGCTAATGAGGATTACAACCGGATTTCCATTAAGAAACTGAACGCTTTTCCTCAGTATATTTATTACAACACCGGTTACCCACTAGGCACTATTTACGTCTGGCCTGTACCCAATAATCAGTATGAGATTTTCTTGACTGTGATGACACAGTTAGAGGCTTTTCAGACGATTACGGACACGGTAACTATGCCTCCAGAGTACCTTGCAGCGATGCAATGGAACTTGGCTAGGATTATTTGCGTCATGTATGGTCTTCCAATCACTCCCGAACTCACAGGATATGCCGAGGCATCCATGAGAGCAATTGAGGAAGTTAACTCACAAATCCCACTTCTCCACATGCCTGTAGCACTCAGAGGAAAGTCTGGTGCATACAATATTTATGGAGATTTCTACGTTGGTAGTGCCGGATAATGGGAAAGGCAGCACTAACTACTGGTGCTTACCAGACCAAAAGTATCATTGCAGGGGCGCAACGGTGCATTAATTTGTACATGGAGCAAAATCCTGAAGGGGTGGTGTTTCCTTTTACGCACTATCCCACGCCTGGTCTGACAAAAGTAGCAAGTTCGGGTCAAACATCTTGGAGAGGACTTTACTATGCAAGTAATAATCAACTTTATGGTGTTTGTGGCAACACTTTTTACAGCATTAGCACTGATTGGATTCTTAGTCCTATTGGCACTCTCGCAAGTTCCACTGGCACTGTTTCGATGGTTGACAATCAAGTTGATTTGTTGATTGTTGACGGAACAAGTGCAGGATACGACTACAACATCACGACCAATACGTTCACGACCATCAATCAGCCAGGCTTTTACGGTTCAAATCAAGTCAATTATGTCGATGGTTACTTTGTTTGTAACTATCCAGGCACTCGGGAATGGTACATTTCCTTAATAAATACCGCAGAGTTTGACCCTTTGTATTACGCTTCTAAGTCTGGTTCACCTGATAATTTGGTTGGCATAGGTATATCAAGACGTTATATCTACTTATTGGGGGAATTTACCTCCGAAGTCTGGTTCAATGCAGGGAATACTGCTTTTCCTTTCCAGATTCTTCCAGGTTCATTTATTCAATATGGATGCGCTGCGACTAATTCAATAGCTCAGATGGACGGTGAGGTTTACTGGTTGGCTCAAAGTCCTCAAGGTCAGGCTTATGTCTGCCGTAGTCAAAACTTTGGTGCGGTTCAGATCTCTACCTTTGCGATGGATCAAGAGTTTCAGACTTACGGTAAATTGTCAGATGCTATTGGGTATACATACGAAATAAATGGCCACTTCTTTTATGTATTGACATTCCCACAAGCTAATAAGACTTGGGTGTTTGACTTATCTAACAATCAATGGAATGAGTGGTTATGGACGGACAATGATGGTAATTTTAATCGTCATCGGAGCAATTGTTTTGCTTTTGCTAACGGAAATCTTGTAGTTGGAGACTGGCAAAACGGCAATTTATACGTTTTAGATCAAAACAATTATTCTGATTTTGGTGGGCCAATTGTGAGAGTTCGCAGTTTCTACCACACCGAAGACGATGATTCAAATCGTCTAAGATACAAGCAATTTATTGCTGAAATGGAATCTGGCAATGCTCCGGCAACCGTTTATCTATCTTGGTCAGATGATCGGGGAAAGACTTACGGCAACCCAGTTGGTCAAACGATGGGCACGACTGGGCAGTATTTGACTTCGATATCTTGGTGGCGGTTGGGAATGGCTAGAGATAGAGTATTTCAATTGCAATGGTCAGATCCGGTGAAGACTGCTCTGAACGGTGCTTTTGTTGACGTTGCACAGAATCACAAATGAGCAATCTATCCTCCAATCTCCCGCATCTAGGTGTACCGTTCCTGAATGGTGATGGATCGGTAAATCAGACATGGTTGATGTTTTTGGTTCAGGTTTATCAAAGGACAGGAGGCCCAGATACTCCTCCTTTGAACTTGACTCAAATTCAAAGCGAAGGACTTTTTAATTTAACGGTTGAGCCGGTTAACGGATTTTCGGGAACTGTAGTTCCTGGACAAAATGCGACTTTAACCTTGGATACAACGGTTTCGGGAATTATTTATGGTAGTGGGGGCGCAATGAAGCCGGTGACGATAGGGGCAAACCTTAATTTCACCAATGGCACTCTTACTGCGACAGGAGGGGGAACTTCTCCAACTGGTTACGCTTTCTCTGCGAGGCATGGATGATAAGACTTGACACAGTAAATAGATCACTTCAGATGTTCTTAGGGGCAGCTACGACTAGCAATCCCCTGCAAGTTATCGTCTGTTATTCAGATCAAACTTTATCGACTTATCAGGGTTCGACTCAACTATCCAACTCTAACGGCACGACTGCGGTCACAATCTGCTCTGCTCCTGCATCTGGGGCAACCAGAGATATTGATATGTTGTCGGTGCTAAATACCGATACGGTTGCAGCCAACGTCACAATTGAAGTGGTTGATACTTCCACGCCTTATCAGTTGATTTACGTCCAACTGAGCGCACAGGACAAGTTAACTTATACGCATGGAAGCGGTTGGCAGATAGTCACTTCTCAGGGAAATATCAAGTATTCCGTTCAATCAGTGCCTGGGGTGACTTCTTTTAACTCTAGGACTGGGGTTGTAACGCTTACTTCGAGCGATGTAACTACGGCATTGACTTATACTCCTGCGCCCCAAACTTCCGGCACATCTTTACTTTACGGTAATGGATCGGGTGGTTTCTCAAATGTGATTATTGGTAGCGGAGTGACTTTCTCGGGGGGGACACTCTCAGCTACAGGTACTGGTACTGTAACTAGTGTTGCTCTAACTGTACCTACAGGGTTTAGTGTTACTGGTTCTCCAGTTACTAGCTCAGGTACTCTAGCTATATCTACAAGCCTTAGTGGGATTATTAAAGGTACTGGCAGTGGGTTTACGACAGCTACTAGCGGTACTGATTACGCACCGGCAACAAGTGGATCATCTATTTTGTACGGTAACGGATCGGGAGGCTTTTCAAACGTCACAATTGGTTCTGGAGTATCTTTTACCGCAGGGACTTTATCAGCTACTGGATCGGGCGGTACGGTAACTAGCGTTGGTTTGTCACTTCCATCAATCTTTTCGGTGACTGGTTCGCCTGTTACTGGTTCAGGCACTTTGACGGCTACTTTAGCAAGTGAAACGGCTAATACGGTGTTCGCTGCACCAAACGGATCGTCTGGAACTCCCACATTCAGATCATTGGTTAACGCTGATTTCCCAACTTCAGGAGTTAGCTCTGGTACTTATGGATCAGGCTCAGTTGTTCCAGTTATTACAGTTAATTCTCAAGGTATTGTTACTTCGGTCACAACGGCAGCGACAAACGCACCGGCTTATCAAGGAACTTGGAACGCAAGTACAAATACTCCGACTTTGACTTCTTCAGTAGGAACTCAAGGATATTACTATGTAGTATCTACTGCCGGAACAACAAACTTAGACGGTAATGCAGTTTGGGTGGTTGGAGATTGGGCAATATTTGGTAATGGTAAATGGGAAAGAATCCCAGGATCTGCAAGTGAATCCTTTACAAATCTGACTACTGCTAATTTAGCGGTAACTGGTTTGACAGGGTATATGTATGCCAATGGATCGAGCAATGTAACGTCTTCTACAACAATACCAACAACGGCATTGTCTGGAACGATTACAAATGCTCAACTTGCCAACTCAACCATTTCGGGGGTTGCTTTAGGTAATAGTTTATTTAACCTTACCGCAGGGACAAATGTAACTTTTAGCAGTGGGTCAACTTATAACGGATCAACTGCAATCACAATTAATGCGTCATCAACGATGGTGTATCCAGGCGCAGGGATACCAAATTCGACTGGTAGTGCTTGGGGTACATCTTACTCAACGACTGGATCTGGAACGGTTGTAGCTTTGGCAACTTCACCGACTTTTGTAACTCCAGTTTTAGGTACACCTACTTCAGGAAACTTTTCAACTGGTACGTTTACTTGGCCTACATTCAATCAGAATACAACCGGAAACGCTGCGACTGCTACTTTAGCAACAACTGCGACTAATTTGGCGGGTGGTGCAGCAAGTCAAATCCCTTATCAAACAGGATCGGGGGCTACTTCTTTTATTGCTAACGGAACAACTGGACAAGTTTTAACAAGCAATGGCACTTCAGCACCTACTTGGACAACGCTTACATCTTTGGTCACTATTTCTGATCAAACATCAAGTTCTAGCACTTTTTACCCTGCATTTTTAAATGCAACGACTGGCACAGTTTCAGTAATTGACACAAGTTCTACAAAACTTCAATATGTACCAAGTACAGGTACTTTTACTTCTACGGTTTTTAGTGGTGGAAGTTTTATAGGAACTGAAACAATCACTGGCTCATTGTCTGCCGGTGCTTTTAGTTATGGAACTCTTGGTTATTCAGATGTAAATATATTTGGTTCATTTACTTCAAGCGTAAATACTTACAACCAGATCATTTTACAAAACACCAATTCTGGATCGGCAGCATCGACAGATTACGTTGTTTCTAACAATCTAGGGACTTCAACCACTTATTACGGTGATTTCGGGATGAACTCGTCCACTTTTAGTGGTACTGGTTCTTTATCTTTGGCTAATGCGGTTTATTTAACTGCAACGTCAAGCGATTTGTCAATTGGAACGACAACCGCTAACCCTATTCACTTTGTTATTAATGGGAGTGCAACCGATGCAATGACTATTAATACCAGTGGGGCGCTTGCACTTAATGGACAATATGGTACTTCAGGACAAGTCTTGAGTTCAGGTGGTTCTAGCGGTGTTCCCACTTGGATAAATGCCGGAAGTGGTGGATCATCTCCTCCTGCTTTAAATGTAACATTACAACAAAATTTCGGAGGTTTCCTATAAATGGCTTCTAATACTTCACCAATTTTTCCATTAACCCCTATTGTTGGTATTGCAACGCTAACCTCGGCTACTGCGATTACTTCCAGGGCTAACATTACCGGCACAACTGGCTTGGTTCAATTGACTGCAACCTCTACCAACGGAACAAAAGTAGACGCAATTACGGTCACTGCCAAGGGTACGACAGTAGCTAATATCGTAGATATTTGGATTTATAACGGCACAACTTCATTCTTGTACGCTGAAATCCCAGTATCTGCGATCACTCCGAGCACGACAGTCCAGGCTTTTACGACAACAGTGACGTTTAACAATCTGGTTTTACCTCCCACTTATCAGTTGTATATCTCTGAACAAGTAGGCACGACAAGCGCAGATTTGAACATTATGGCTTTTGGAGGTCAATACTAATGGCTTTTCCAGGTCAGTCTTTTCAATTCAATCAGACTGTGCCGGTGGTACAGGCAACGACTCCGTTTGTGGTTAACTCCCAGACGGTTACTTCTAGTTACGCAATTCCAGTGGGTTCGAGTTGCGTTTCTGGTGGGCCAGTTACGATCAATTCAGGGGCTACGGTGACAATCCCAACAGGAAGTAAATGGATCATTTTATAAAAGACTTTATTGAATCCGTCATGCGGGACGATAGAGTTTGGAAGTGGGTTAAGGTTGATGGGATTAAAAAAGAGAATTTTGGGTATCAAGAGAGCGAGATTTACTACACAAATACGCATGGTTTTGTGATGTTTAGACCCGCAACTCCGACAATGTACGAGGTTCACATTTGTATGTTGAAGGGGGCAAAAGAAGTGGATTCTTTCTTTTTAGATTGTCTTGAGAAAATGAGGCAAAAAGGAGCAAGAAAGTTCCTCGGAACTATTGGTGAATGGAACACCTCTGCGTTAAAATTAGCACTGCGGTGCGGATTTGTCGAGGAGGGTAGGATTAGCAAGGCTTACCGTAGAGATGGTGTAGATCGGTCTATGGTAATGATGGGGAGAGAATAATGTCTTTTATTGCAAATGCAGTTCGTGATTTAACAGGGGCAAATCAACAAGCCAAAGCTGCAACTGATGCTGCGAATACTCAAGCTGCAGCAGCTAAATATGCAGCGGATTTGCAAAACTCACAGTTTCAGCAAACTCAGCAGAATTTAGCTCCTTATATGGGTCTTGGTACGGCAGCGATGCCTCAACTTATGAGCCTTTTAGGTCTTGGCCCACAAGGAAGTCAAGGGATTCAGTCTACTTTGGCTAATACTCCTGGCTATCAATTTACTTTAAATCAAGGACTTCAACAGTTACAGAATCAACAATCTGCGACTGGTCAGAATTTATCTGGGGCGCAACAAAAAGGGTTGCAACAATACACAACCGGATTGGCTCAAAGTAATTATCAACAATATTTGAATAATTACATGAATACGGTAGGAATGGGGCAAAACGCTGCTGCCGGTCTTGGTGGACTTGGTGCAGCCAATGCCTCATCAGTAGGGAATGCCCTAATGGGTGGAGCAAATGCAACTGCAGCAGGACAAGTCGCAGCAGGAAACGCTCAATCTAATTCTTTAAATAGTTTGATGCAATTAGGATTGGGAGGAGCAGGAATTTATTCTCTTGGTGCTAAATCAGGATTGAACTCTGCAATAACTAATTTATTTAGCGGTACTGGTGGAGCTGCTGCTACAGGCGGTGTTTCAGATGCAGTTTTAGCATTAGGGTAAAGGATAAAAATATGCCAATAGATCCATCAATAATCCCTACAAAACAAACCATTCCCGATTTCGGTGGGTTTGTGAATAATCTTATGAACTTGCAAAAGAACAATATTGCGGTTCAACAAGGCGATCTTCAACTTCAGCAACTTCAACAAGAGATTGCGTTAAATAAAGCATCTTCCAAAGCTATTCAACAAAACACGGACGAAAACGGAAATGTAAATATCCCTGGTGTTATTAGTATGCTTTCAAAGTCTCCAGAGGCAGCGACTAATTTAGCACCAACGATTACATCTTTACTTGGTCAACAAGGAACTCAACAAGAAAATATTAGCAAAAAACTAGGAAATCTGGTTCAAAAGAACACTATTTCTGGTCAGCGTTTGGGTGGATTAGTTGAAAAAATTAAAAAAGGTGGAACAGTCACACCTGAAGAACACGCAAAAGAAATGGCTAATTTAATTGCTGAAGGTGTATTAACTCCAGATGAGGCTCTTTTACATTTAAGAATGGCCCCTACTCCAACTGGAGACAAAAAGAAAGATCAAGATGCTTATCATAATTTTATTGAACAAGAATTATTTGCAACTCAAACTAATTCAGATCAAATAAACAAAATACTTGGTACTTTACAACCTGGCGCAAATGGACAACCTCCGTCTGTTTACAACGCACTTACACAGACTTTAAACCCTGTACAGTTTGCTAATCCTAATCAAGCACAACCGCAGACTAACTTAGCTCCTGGCGCACCTGGTACACCTTCTGGACAGTTTCCTAGCGCACCTCCACAAACTCAAGACCCAGTAGCATCTCAATTGATGTTCCCTGTTCGTCAACCTGGAACTAATTACGCACCATTGCCAAATGAGGATACAAAGACTCAAGAAGGCGGTCAATACGTCAGTAGTTTAATTGACAGAAAGAAAAACCTTGTCACAGACCGTAGAAACTTGGATGAAATGCTCAAACAAGTTGAAAAGGTCAAAGAGGAAACAATGCGGATTCCAGGCGGTGATTTGCCTGTAGTTGGTGGTGCAGTCAATCTTGCAAATAAAGGTATTCGATACGCAAGTAGCATGGTTGCAGATCCAAAGTATCAGCAATTGTCAAAAGACATTGCAAATATGCAGATATCCAATCTAAAAGCTGCCGGTGGTTCAATGGATACGGTTGCAGGACAGGCTCTACAGGCTCACGCAAACGGAAGTGAAGTCTATGATCCAGATGTACTCTTAAACATTGGAAGACGAGCAAAATCAGACATGAAGAATCTTGATCTTCAAACGGACGCAGCAACCAAGTTTATTAAGCGTTATGGCGCAAATAACATGGACACATTTAAAAAGATTTGGGGTGATAACGCAGACAGTAAATTATTTGAAATGATGAATCATTACGAAGATAAGACAATGACGGATGAGCAGAAAAAGCAGAAACGTGATGAATTAGCTGGTATAACTCCTGGAATGTCTGCTGAGAAAAAGAAAGAACTATTAAAAGAATTCAAAGACAAGCACGAAGTTATTCAAAAATTAGTTAACACAGGCGGTCTGTAATGGGAACATTTGCTGATTTTCTTGATGACGTTGAGACTGAAAAGCCTCAATCTAAGAATGTTCCTGCACCGATCAGGAATAACAACCCAGGCGCACTCATGCCTGGTGGAAAGTTGGCACAGTACAAAACTCCAGAGGAAGGACTTGCAGCACTTGATAAGAACTTAGCAAGTTACGGGAAAAAGGGTGTAAGCACTTTAGCGGATGTAATCTCTAAATGGGCGCCTCCTAATGAGAACGACACAAATGCTTATATTGCTCACGTTGCAAAAGTTGCAGGACTTGATCCAAATCAAAAGATTGATTTAAGTAATCCGTTGATTCGTCATCAAATATCTGCCGGAATTGTTCAGCATGAGAATGGAACTAAAGCCATTTATCAACCGTCTGCACAAGCCAAATCAACTCCCTCAGACTTTGCCAGTTTCTTAGAAGATGTAGGAGAAACACCAAGTCAAGCTAAATCTGTAGCTCCAGTTGTCCAACAAGCCCCACAAGTAAGTCAGACTGCGCCAGTCGTTCAAGCTCCTGCAAGACAGATGAACGCAGGGGAAAAGATGTATCAAAACAGAATCAATGCCTTAAAAGACTTAGGTATTGGTCTTTCATCATTGGCAGATGTGACAGTTGGTGGCGTACTTCCTGCGGTTGCCGGTCAAGTTACTTATCCAGTAGCTAGATTCTTACAACAAACCCCTGAACAGGCTCAAGCTACAACTGCTAAGGTTACTGGTGCTCTTGAGAAGCCTTTTGGTAAGACTTTTGGAGTTACCGAAACTCCTGCTTATAAGAATGAATTGTCTCAAAATGCTCTAAACTTTATTGGTGAGAATATCAATAAAGGGGCGCAGTATATATCCGAGAAAACAGGAATTCCAACTGGGGACGTTCAAAGTTACATTAATTCTTTAACTTTGGCAGCCGGTAAGCCTGTAGGTCAAGCAATGGGTAAAGTTGGAGGTGCAGCATTAAATCAAGGTGCTAAGTTAGCCCAAGAGTTTAAAGAGGTTACAACTCCTCCAATGAAAACTGAAATTGCCCAACCTAGTGAGGTAATGGCAGGATCAACAGGCGCAGCAAAGACAACCACAAACCCCTATCCTAAGTTTACTGGTCAAGAAACTGGTAAGGGTGGAGAGTTCCCAATGGTGAAACTTTCCAACATTTCCAAAGATGTATCTCCTAAAGAGCAACAAACCAGAGCGCAAATTGCAACCGAAATCCTTGGGGACAAAGATGCGGTTAGAACTGGTGTAGTTACAGGAAATGAAGACACTTTAAGAAACGAGCACACCGAGGCTAAATCTTCTAATCAAACTCCAAAAGCGCAAGTTTTAAGGGATCAACTGGCTAGAGAGCAAAATGCTTTGTCAAATTATGCTCAAGATCGTATTAAAAACACTGGGGCAAGTCCAACTTTAACGTCTGATTACGAAAGAGGCCAAGCAATTAATGATGCCTTTGCCGGTGATCAAGGATTGACTGGATTCTTTAAGACTGCCAAAAATCAGTTATATGATGAGGCAAAAACAAAGGTTGGAGAGAATCCGATTAAGACAGGGCATGTTGATACTTTGCTTAACAACGAGCAATTTAGAGCCGGTCTTGGATTAAAAGGCAACGAAGGAGTTGCATCTAGTGCTGAAAAGCTAATTAATTTGGCTAAGACTATTGGATTTGAAGATGAATTTGGCAATAAATATGCTCCAAACACTATTGGCGCATGGGATGCAGTTCGCAAGTCTTTAAATTCAGAATGGACAAAAGATAATGCGTCAGTGATTAGAAAGATTAACACTGCTATTGACAAAGATATAGCGGGGGCAGGAGGTCAGGAACTTTACAAAAAAGCCGATCAATTGCATCAAGCCGAAAAGACTTTGTTCTCGTCCAAGGGCATTAAATCAATCTTTGGTGATATTGATCCTAATGGAGTTCAGACTGGTACACCTTTTGAGAATATTCCTCAAAAACTTAACAGTATTCCCAAAGATGAATGGGCGCATATATTTGATACTGCTGACAAGATTTCTAAAGGCAAAATTGACGGCCCAATCAATAAAGAGACTGGATTGCCTAACTGGAGTATTGAAGTCCCAGAGGAAGTAAGGCAAAATGCTGAAAGGGCAAAAGCTGAGATTAAGGGCGCAATTGCCAGGGAAATCTACGAAAAAGGCTCAAAAAGGGCAGGAGTTTGGAATCAAAACGATGTGACTTCCATTCTTAATGCAAGAGCCGAAAAGATTAAGCATGCGTTTGATCCAGAAGAAATTAAGGCTTTTCACACTTTAAATGTTGGTGGTCAGATCATGCCTGGGGTTCATGGGTATGAAGGCGCAGGGTTACAAGAGCAAAGACTTGGGATGCTTGCAAGTCATGCTCCAAAGATTGGTGCTGCAACTGGTGCAAGTATTGGTTCTGTATTAGGCCCAACTGGTACGGCAGTAGGTGGTTATTTAGGTCAAAGAGCAGGAACTGCATTTGAGCAAAGTTCACTTGAAAAGGCTTTAAATAAAGCAGCGACTGAGACACAAAAAGAGATGAAAAAGAACGCACAAAAAGCTAGTATTTTGAACCTCAGAGAGAACAAAAAGGATTGATATATGAGTGGAATAATCCCAAACGGTAGGCAACAATTCTTTAATTCCAATGGTGGCCCATTGGCAGGGGGATTTGTCTATTACTACATCCCAGGCACAACAACATTCAAAAACACCTATCAGGATGATACTTTAACGACTCTCAACACCAATCCTATTGTTCTCGATGGAATTGGAAGTTGCCAGGCTTACGGTTCAGGATCTTACCGTCAGCAAGTCTATGATGTGAATATGAATCTGATCTGGGATGTTCAGACAGATGCGCCCCAATCTTTCTCATTTTCTGATTACACCATATCGGAATCTAACAGTAAGCTATTTTTCTATTTCCAAGGCACTCCGATAGCTTCCTTGGATCAGTACGGAAACTGGAAGACTCTTGGATCTGTATATAGTGCAACAACCCCATAAGGAACGAACATGGCAGGAACAACAATCGGGGCAAATGGCATATTACTGAGCAACTGGACAACGGCTACAAGACCAACCAGTCCGGTACTCGGTCAGATGGGATACAACTCTACTTTATACAACGTAGAGACTTGGAACGGTACTTCATGGACATTGGGCGGTGGATCGGCAACCGGTGGTGGTACGGATACAGTATTTGTAATAAATAGTCAAACTATTACTACATCTTATACAATACCAACAGGAAAGAGCGCAAGCAGTACTGGCCCGATCACAATCAATTCTGGCGCAACAATAACAATTCCTAGCGGTAGTCGTTGGGTAATTTTATAAGGATTAATTATGAGTTATGGATCAGGTTTAATGGATGTAGTTCAGTCAAGTACGACTGGAGTTGCTCCTCA